GGCTGAGGATGCTGAGCATGTCAGCCTCAGTCAAGGCGATGAAGCTTAGCCGCAGCGAACTGCTCAGCATCACGTTGCTATGGCGCACGCGATTCTGGAATCCGCTGTAGGTGACAAACGGCGTGTGCGGGTACTCCCCTGGCGTAAAGACGCGGGCGGCTGGTGTGAGGGTAGGGAAGGCGATCATGGCGTCGCCTCATTAGGACCGCTAATATTACACGCTGGGAAACCTTCAATACCAGGCGTGTTATTAAAGAAATCATAGATTACTTGTTCGTCTTGAGGGTCTAAGCCCGGCACGTTATACGCCTCTTCCACTGCCGCTAGAAAGCCTGGGATTGATTGACCCGCATCCATAAAGGACTTGTAGTAGTTCCAATTAACAAGGCCATAAAGAACCCCTGTCCTGATCACGGCAACATAAGAATACCCGCCTGTAGATGAATCCCTGCATGTATATAGGATAAACTCGCTACTTACGGTTCCGAAGTTAAGGTCGAGCGTCTCGTTTGGAGTCGTATAAGACTGACTGCCTTCAGGGGTTGTCAATGTCCATCTGAACACTGCATCACCGCTTCCCCCTAGAGAAGGAGGAGGAGTTGCATACGGAGGATATGATCCGCTTACTTGCTCCCAAGTTATCTGAGCAGAACATGTCCCACCGCCACCGCCACCGTTTTCGTTAATCGTGTAATTGATCGTGTCGGTCACATCAAGTTCGTCAAACCCTCCCCCGCTCCATGAGGTCACGCTAAGTGTGCGGGTAACGGGCAGAGTCTCGCTAGAGACGTCATCCTCAAAGATCAGTTGACCCTGTACTTCTGTGGCTGGCTGAATTAAAGGCGGGATGTAGAAAGTTTGGCCATTATCTAGCGTAATACTCAACTGATCCTTTGGCCCCGGCGGAACGTTGTCTTGTTCAATACCATCTGAAGTGTTAATCGGTGGTGGATCGCAAGTTGCCGATACCGTGATGCTCCAGATATTGGGGTCATTGGTGGCTCCCACCGTGACACCCGTGAAGCTGAATACACCAGAGCGGTTTGGTTTATCTTCTTCGGCAAGCTCGATAGTCACCTCTTCAACGCCAAGATTGTCGGCTGTGCTCCATGTCTCTGCGGGAATAGTGTTATCGCTGGAACTGTTCACATCACAACCCACTCCTGTTTTATTGCTGGTCAGCAGAATTCCCGTTCCTTGCGCGGCGGCTACATCTAATGCCACCAGGCTACGACCTTGGCTATCCACTGGGAAGTGTGTGCATTCATAGCTCACATCACCAGCCAACGTCTTGCTGATGCTCTCCACTTGGTACAGATAGTCGTGCTGGCTGGGATTTGCGATCGTTGCCGTGCGGTCTAGTGTGACGCGGATGATGTCACCGGGGCTCAGCAGAGTGTTATGCGCCTGAGGCCGGGCTGTAAGCCTGATCGTGTGGGTGGTGTAGACCCGCTTCGCCAGCAGGTAGGCTCCCACCTTTACCGCGTGATCTTCTGACGTGCAAAAGGCGCTCAGATCGTGGCTTTCATAAGGCCCGCTTTCGGCGGTGCCGCTGTATCTCACCTCGGCGGTGCGAATGATGCCGAAGTCATCCTCTAACTGCTGGCGCCAAGTGATCTGCGCCACGAACGGTAGTCGATCGGCCAGGCTGGTGTACTGGATCTCCAGGCTGCCGGGCAGAATCGTATCTTCGTTGAAGGCGTATTTCCAGCTGATCGCACCGGTATTGATGGCGCCTGTTTCGGTCACGGGCAGGAGCGGCCTGAGGCCCCTCTTGCCGCCGTTGTTGCTGTCGCCCAACAGGAAGTAGGGCGCCCACTTGGCCAGCAAGTCGGCGTAATTCTGGCTCTCGGTGATCCAGCAGTTGCAGGTAAAGCCGTTCTCTTCCAAGAACAGATCAGCTGCTGTCAGAGCGTCGGTGTCAATCAAGGCATTAGGCACCCGGCCGCTGTTGCTGAGCATCCAATACACCAGATCAGCAAACGAATCGCTAGGGCCTTCTACGGCATCGTTCAGCCGGATGACGTGCATTCCGCCACGGATGAAGCAATGCACCTGACGGTTCCACTGATCAAACCCGTTCGGGATCGTGTTGGAGAAGGAGAGCGTGCTCATTTCTGGGTAAGCGCCCTTCGTGCCGCAGTAATAAGGACACTCCGGCTTGTCGTAACCCTCACGCGCCACGATCGCGTTGCCGGGTGTCCAGGTGCCGGCCCTGCGGTTGTAGGTCTGCGTATGAGCGCCAACGCGGCAGGCACGCTGGAACACATCCTTGACTGGGATGCTGTCGATCTGCCCTTCGCTCAATACCAGCATGTAATACGCGGTAACGTTGTTGCTGGCGTCATTCTCGAAGCGTGCTTCGGTGGCGCCGGGGCTGATCAGAATGCCGCCTTTGCTGTTGCGGCGGCGGCCGAATACGATCGGCACGGGCTCACCCAGCTCCACTGCACGCTGCGGCGTGTCCAGCCGACGACCCCCGGCAGCGCCGGTTTCACTCGCGGGCGTCGGCACTTGACCGGCGGCAATCGCCACCAGCGCCAATGGATCAGTGGTGGCAATCCAGCTCACAGTCGGCACCCCTTGCCCATGATCGCCGTGGTGAACGTCCTGGGGGGAATCTGTGCGCCAACAGGGTTGAGCGCTGAGCCCAGCTGCAGCGTGATGCTGGTGAGTCCGCCACTGCCGCCAACCACTTGGCCGGTGTATGCAGCCACCAGCTCCTGCGATGCTTGCGGCGTGTCGTTGCTGATGGTCGAATCGAACTGGTAGATGCTGAGATCCACCAATCGGCCATCACGAATAGCGGCGAGGAAGGCGTCCACTACTACCCCGGTAGCTGGGGCCGTGACCGAGACCGCTTGCTCAGTGCCACTGCTGCCGGCAGTGATGCCATCAGCGATGAACGGCACGTAGTTCCAGCTAGCGCCGGACCATGTGACGTTGGTGTTGGCGTAATAGCTCTGCCACCGCTGGTAGCTAACGCCAGCAGTGTCGTAGATGCGGAGGTATTGGCTTTGCGCTCTCATCAGGTAATACCTAGCGCGATGCGTGCAGACGGTGTACGCAGCCGACCGATCACGCCTTCAGCGGTCAGCCGCATGGCGCGTTCCATGTCGGCCACGGTGACATAGCGCTGGCCGTCAAACTCCATCACTGGGCCGGTGGTGATGTTGATTGTCGGCGCTCCGCCGCCTGATGCCGCGCCTGCCAGCACTGCGCCGCCGCGAGCACCTGCCAGGTAGTTGCTGCTGGCTGCTGCCATCTTGGATTCGGGCACCACGTATTCGCGCTCACCACCTTCGCCTACCATCGCCAGCGTTGGCCGGTCCACCACGCCGCCCTGCGCAAAGGCTGGCACTGTGAGTTGCGGAATCAACGGAATGTCAGGCGCCGGGAGCCGATTGAATGCCCTGATCAGCACATTGATCAAACCTGCCGCAAAGTTCACGCGATCCGCCAGATACTGCAACACGCTACGAAAGACATCCTTGATCGTGCCAACTACTGCCTCAAATGCTTTGCCGATCGCGCTGCCAATCTTGCTGAAGATCGCCACTGCGCCATCGTAGAGACCGTTGAAGAATCCAAGGATGGGCTTCACGTAGTAATCCATGTAAGCCTGAGCGCCAGCCTTTAACAAGCTGCCGATCTTATTAAAGGCTGCGCCAATAAAGTTCACTACAGCACTGAATGCCGCGCCGATCTGATCGCGGAATGCGTAGATCGCAACGCCAGCCGCAACCAGCAGTGCCACGATGCCAACCGGGCCAGTGATCAGAACGATAAACGCCGTGGCAATGCCAGCAATGATGCTGCCTGCGCTGGCCAGTGCGCCACCTGCTGCGAACAGACCAGCAATCGCGCTGCCGATTGAGATGATGGCCGAGATCGCGGGCGCCAATGCAACCAGCGCTGTGAGCAATCCGCCTATCACCAGCAGCGTGGCCTGAATCGGCTGCGGGAGCGCAGTGAATGCTTTGATGATGCCGACAATGCCCTGCGCAATGCTTGTGATTGCAGGCAGCAGTGCTGTGACTGCTTCGTTGAATGGTCCGCTCAGGCTGCGGCCGATTGCATTCAATGAATCATTAAACTCATCAGCTGACTTCGCCATGTCGCCAGAGATCGTGGCTTGATATTGCTCAAGCGCGGCGCGGCCTTGATTCAA